CCGTTCCGCCGCCGTCATTAAACGCGCATCGGCATTCCGACGAGCGTAAGCCCTTGGAAGCCGTCCGAAGTGAAGACGCCAGGCGATCCCGCATCCGCCAGTGCAATCGTGACTGGACCTGTCGGCAGGACGCCGAACAGGTCGCGCAAATACGCCGCGTTGAAGCCGATCTCGATTGGCTCACCGCTATAGTCGGTCTCGATCTCATCGGTTGCCGCTGCGTCGGCGTTGTTGACCGTGAAGCCGACAGAGCCAGGCGCTATGGTCAGCTTCACCGCCCTGCCCCGCTCACTGCTCACGGTCGCGACGCGATCAGCAGCTTTCATGAAAGCATCGCGGTCGACGATGACGCGGTTGCTGTTACTGGTCGGGATGACGCGGTCATAGTCGGGGAACGTGCCATCGATCAGCTTGCTGGTGAGCACGAAATCGCCGGCGGTGATCCGGATCTTGGCCTCGCCGACCGACACGTTGACATCGCCCTTCGGCAGCAAGCCAACGGTCTTGCGCGGCACGATCACGCCCTTGAATGCCGCCTCGCCCCGGTAACTGACCTGGTGGCGCGACAGCCGGTGGCCGTCGGTCGCAACGGCACGCAGGTATTGCTCGCCGTCCTCGAAGAGGTGCAAGAAGACGCCGTTGAGGTAGTAGCGGGTCTCTTCCGTCGAGATCGCAAAGGCCGCGGGCGCGAACAGTGCCGCCAAGTCGATATCGAAGCTGGCGTCGAAGTCGCCTTCGTCGAGATCGGGGAAGTCGGATGCGGGCAGCGAGGCAAGCTTGAACTGGCTGCGGCCAGCCTTCACCTTGACGATGTCACCGTCCAGCGACACTTCGATGGTGTCGCTACCGGCCTTCTTGGCGATGTCGCCAAGGAGCTTCGAGCTGACGCAGATATCGCCTTCGCCCTCGACCGTTGCTGGCGCCGCATCGGTCGCAACGATATCGCGGTCGGTGGCAGTCACGCGAAGCTGTCCCAGGACAGCGGACAGCTTGACGTTGGAAAGAATGGGGATAGTGTTTCTGCTCTCGACGACGCGGCCGACATTCGTCAGGACGCGCGTCAGGTCGGAGCGCTGAATGGTAAAGCGCATTGGTGATCTCCTCAGATGTGGTGGATGGCGGGCCGCTGGTGACGACCCGCCAGGGTGCTGTTACTTGCTACCCCACGGCCGGCGAGTTGTGCCGGCGGCTGCCGCAGGCTTGGATGCCTGGCGATTGTCATTCGCCGGTGCCTGGGCGCGGGTCATCACCGGTGCAGGCTGGTTGGCATCGATCGACGGCTCCGGCACGTTACCCTCGTCCGGATAATAGTATTTCTTGATCTCGTTGCGCGCCGGGTACTTCGGCGTGCCGTCGGCGTTCTTCTCCTTGCTATCCTTGCCCATTCCGACACGCGCATTGAACGCGAGGAAGTGCAGCTCGTCGGAGTCTTCCGGCGCCTCCATCATGCCCATCGAGCGAAGAAGGCAGGCGAACTGCTTCTGGCCGATTTCCTGAACCTGCGGGTTCGGGTGCTGCAGATTGTAGTTGGAGAAAATCTTGCGACCCTTCATTTCATCCGGAGCCAGAACGTCGATCGTGACGCTCAGGTTGATGGAATGGTCGCGTGTTCCTTCATTCTTCTGCTTGATCTCAGACACGCTGATTTCGAGCTGGTAGTCGCCGTTGGGGAGGTTCGAAAAGTCGCGCTGTTGCGTGTTCTCTTCAGTCGCCTCAACTCTTACGCCAATCTTGGCCATGTAAGTCTCCTTCTGTGGTGGTGGTTAGGCTGCTTCATCGACGGGCGCGCTGGTCACGGCCGCGTAGAAGTATTTCGATAAGGACTTGAAGCCTTCGCCCTTTCGGTAGGTGATGCTTGCCGGCATATTGAACCGGTTCTTAGCCAGAAAGCCTGCACGCTCATCGGTAAAGATGACGCGCTCGGAGCCAGACATGCCTTCCGGCTTGCTTTCCTTTTTTCCAAATCCCTTGTCGACCTGCTTCATCGACGTGCGCTTCGAGATGAAAAGAAGCGCGTCGCTCTTCTCCATAACGATGTCTACGGCACGCTTCTGGAGCTTCGGCTTGTACCGGTCATAGGAATCGACGACGGGATCATTGTGCGACTTCACCTCGCTGTGGAGGATCTGCACGACATGAATGCCATTTCGTGCCAGTGCGCGGACCGCCGAGATGTACTCATTCCAGTCGTTGTCAGCTTCAAGGTAGCCCTTGCCAAAAGCCGTCGGAGAGCCCTTGTCGTTGCTGTCGATGGTATCCCAGCTCATGCGACTGCATGTATGCGCCCAGACAAGGCGCTCCATCGCATCCAGGCTGTCGATGATGACAGTCTTGAAGTCGTGCTCTTCCTCTAAAAGCTGCGCGAAGGTGTCGAGCAGCTCGCCGAAGGATTCGATAGGCTTAGGGTCGCCGTTGTCGTCCTGCAGGGTGGGCAACTCAACGTCATTCGGCGGCTGCTCACCTTCCGCAAAAAGGTAAAGCGGATCGGGAAACTCGGCCGCCAGGCTGGTCTTGCCGATACCGCCAGACCCATAGAGCGCCAGCACCGGCGGATGCGTGCGCTTGGTTTTGGTCAGGCTTTTCAAAGGAATTGCCATGTCTTCTCCTTCCTAAAGATAGCAAATTGCGATGATGAACAGGACGGCGGCCGCAACCGGCCACCAGTCCCGCGGCGGAGGCCAATCAGCTGCGGTCGTGATCATTGAGACGATCCGCAAGCTTGCCGCCGCCCCACACAGCGAGAGCCATGACCCCGCCAGCGACGACCGCAGCCGGAAAGACGTAGATGATGCCCACGGCAGCTGCGGTGCTCACGCCGGCAATGAGGGCACGTCGGAAGGCTGGTGCCTTGAAGACGGTAGGTGAATGGACAGGCCGGGGCTCCGCCGTGATTGGATAGTCGACGGGTGTGCCGGTGAGGTTTGGCAGAGGCTGGAAGAGGGTGGGCATCAGAACACCCCCAGCCAGACGCCAAAGCCGTGGATCACGCCGACCGGTGCGATGATGCAGCCGAAAGCGAGAAGCACCCAGGCGCTTGCCTTGATGCAGACGATGACGTGCGTGATCCATGCCGCGATGGAAGCAAGGATTGCCGCCACCCAGGAGAGGAATACTAGTGCGGCGACGCCTACTGCGATGGTCTCGCCGCCGCTCATGCTGCCACCGCCACTTCTGCCGCAAGCGCACGACGACGAGCGGCACTATGCATGTAGAGGTGCGGGCGGTCTTCGCTGACGCGCTCGTTGGCGGTAGCGCGAGCCAGCCGCTTACGATCACCGCGCGACAGGCCTTGTGCGTTGCGCTTCGGCTCCTTGGCGGGGATACGCCAGCCTTTGCCACCGGCCAGCTTTTCCATCACGGTCTTGCGGCGATCGAAGTGCGCGGCATCCGTGGCAGGCATGCCGAGCTTGAAGTCGTTGGCGTGGTAGTCGGCCACGATTTCGTTGAAGATGTTGGTCGTCGGCAGGTTGGATCTGGTCATAGGTCTCCTCTGCCGAGCGCTGGTTAGCGCCCGGCTTCGTTGTGGTGGTTGGTGGTGATGGTGTTAGGCGGCGATGCGCGAGTACTGCTGATCGTTGGCGATCCAGTTCTCGACGGCATCCTTGGTGGCCTTGAGCCCGAGGCCAGTGATCTCGCGAAGCGCCTTGATCGCCGAGATCTTCTCGCCGTTGGCCGCGAGCCGCTGCCATTCGTGCTTATAGGTGTAGATCACATCTTCCTTGACGGTCTGCGTCAGGACGTAGACGCCGAAGGACTGACCCTTGTGCTCGCCGGCAAGGCGGGCCGCTTCCTTCGAAGCGGAAGCTTCGTCGACGTGGACGTAAGGCTTGACTGACGGACGCGGCTGGCCGTTTTCGATCAGGGCGACGATTGCGGGGTTGGTGGGGGTGACAAGCTCGAAGTACGAGGCTGGGCGCCAAGTGGTCCTGCCATCTTGTTCGAAATGAACTGATGAAGGTACGCCGCCCGTCCGAGCAGCGGCGATTACTTCCGTGCCCAGCGGCATGTTTGGCAGCGGAGAGGCAATCAGTCGCAATCGGTCACCTACCTTGAAGCCGCCACCAGCGTCCGCTCGGTTGTCGTTGCCGGCCGCAACGGCGGGCTCGTCGACCCACTCGGCGATGAGGTCATGTCTGAACTCGCGGTACGAATAAAACCGGCCATTCTCACACCAGAACGATCCATACCCGTCAAGCGTCAGATCGGTCGCCTTCCAGAAAGTATCGCCGTGACCGTTGCGGACCAGCGGCCCAACCTTCTGGCCATCGCGCGTCTTGTAGAATTTGCCGGCCTCGATCTTGAGTGAGGCTGGCTTGAAGTAGGATTCGCCAATGCTCGGACCGGAGCCGCCGACACGGTTGCTGTAGGTCACATACGACCTATCAACGCGCGTGATGACGAACTCGTCGTCGAACAGCGTTCCCTCAGTGCGCTTCCAGTAGTCATTCCAGTGATCCACCAGATTGCAGCAGTCTTTGGTGAAGTCCTGGACGACACGATCGCCAATCTTAAACTTGCCCATCAAGCAACTCCTTCCGTTTCGCTCTTCGGCGTCAGGCGCCGGTTTTTTGTGAAATCGACGCCGCGGATCACGTTGTCATCTGCGGCCTGGAGAGGCGGTTCGTCCTGCTGTACCGCCATGTGTCGGAGCGTTACCGCGTAGAACGGCTTGATCTCCATGGACCCGGCCAGCTGGACGTTGTAGTAGCGGCCGAAGTCGCCCTCTCCGACCACGATGCCGAACACACTGGTGTTCAGCCGCGACTCGACCCAATCGCCTTCATCAAAGCAGGTGCAATCGCACTGGGTTTCCTCGCTCATGCGGCCACCTCGAATGCGGCGCTCGTGGCGAGCGTCACAGGCATCATCCCCGAACATGTCGAGCAACCGCCATTACGCGGTGACATCACGACTTTCCGGCCAGGGATGTTGTCATTGGCAGGCCGCTGGACGATACGCTCGCCAAGGCCCCGATAATCACGGCTCAAGCGCATCTGCACTGCTGCCGGTTTCAGGCCCCACTTGGCCCCGATCGTTTCGAATGACGCGCCTCTCTGCCGCATGGCAAACATCTCGTCAGTCGCAGTCTTGCTTCTGAGCTGCATAAACTCTTCTCTGCGTACGTGGTGGTAGTGGTAAGCTGGTGAGAAAAGACGCTCGATTGACGAGCGGTGACAAATTTGTCATTGTGGTTGATCGTAAACCGACCTAACAAATTTGTCAAGATGGTAATCACAGGTGCTTCATGTCACGCCTCTCTCAGTTGTTGGAAAACGAACTTCGCAGTCGCGGCCGATCAGAGCGCGAACTCGCGAAAGAATTTGATTGGTCTCAGCAGGCCTTCAACACTTGGCTGAAAGGATCCGTCCCTCGGAAACAGTTTTGGGACCGGATCGCCCGATTCCTCTCGATCAGCGTCGACGACGTCGAGGCGCTGGCAGAAGAGGCCAAGGAAAGCACCGGCAGCACCAAGCTTCCCACGATTGATCCCGTATGGGGAAAGGTCACGGATAGGAAGGCCGGCCGTTACGTCTTTCCGGACGAAAGCGGAATGCGATTTCCCCTCACCCGATACTGCATCAGGATCGATACCAAGGTTATGGAGCCAGCCTTGCTCGTAGGCACCAGGGCATGGGCCGATCCATCGCGCTGGCCAGCGGTCGGCAATGAAGTCATTGCACACACGAAAAGCGGAGCTGCGTGGATCGGCCGGCTGTTCAGTATCGAGGCCAACAAGGCCACGATCGAGCAATACGGATCGGACAAAAAAACGATCGTCGATGATATCGCAGCAGTGCATGTGATCGTCTCCTCTCAACGTATTGCGGATGCCACTTGACAAAATTGGCAACGTGGTGATACAAAACTCTGCGCCTGTGGTGGGCGTATGGAAAAGCCTTGAGTAACGCCAGCTTTGGCTCGGTCTCCTCCTCGGCCCAGTACGAACCCCTTCCCCAAGTCGCTAAGCGAGTGGTGTCGGCCTTCGGGTCGGCTTGAGGATGAGGTGTCTCTTGTCTCAGCGCACGACAAAAGCGCCTGCCGGCTCCCAACAGCCAGGCGGCGCTATCTATTTCAAATTGTCGGCCGCTGCGTTTCTCATGATCCCTCCTGAATGGCGTTCCTATAAAAAGGAAAAGCCGCCCAAATGGCGGCTTCATCTTCTTCTCGGCGGTCCACGACCTTTCGACGCTAACGCTCTTCTGGCTTGGGGTTCCTTCTTTCGTTTGGTATGCCGCATGATCATTCTCCAAAATGGGGGTTGTCGAGAATACTGCTTGTTGCCCTCGGCGCTTTGCCCTGCCTCGAGCTAGTTACTTGTGCGGGCTTGCCGCTTTGAAAAGCCTCGTTATCTTCTGCCTTCGATCGCTGCCAGCATCGAGAACCTCCTTGCTGACCCGTTCTGCGGCCCC